TGGCGCACTAAGTCGGGGAAGCCTTCGTCAAAAACAGGTGAGCGGTATCTTCCTGAAGCAGCTATCAAGTCCTTGTCCCCTGCTGAATATGCGGCCACGACCAAGGCCAAGCGCAAAGGCAAGGCGGCAGGAAAGCAGTTTGTAGCTCAACCAAAGAAGATTGCAAAGAAAACCGCAGGATTTAGGTAATGGCACTTCTTCGACTTTTTCTCAAACCAGGCATTGACAAGCAGAACACCGAATACGGCGCTGAAGGCGGCTGGGTGGACGCTGACTATGTGCGCTTTCGTTACGGCCTGCCAGAGAAGATGGGCGGATGGACAGAGTTTGGCAACACCTTGGTCAACTTTGTCGGCTCGGCCAGCGAGATATTTACTTGGAACGCCTTGGATGGGACGCCCTACGCGGCCCTCGGAACAAACCGCAAGGTCTATGGTTTCTACGGAGGCGCGTGGGCCGACATCACTCCCATTCGGGCCTCTGGGGCATGTACCTTTACCACCACCAACGGCAGCACCACGGTAGTTGTCAATGACGCGGCCCACGGGGCAATTGAAGGAGACTTTGTTACTTTCAGTGCCGTCTCGGGCAACCCAGGAGGCATTACTAATGCCAGCCTTACAAACGAGTTTGAGATTCAGGAGGTATTGACCACTGGCACGTACACCATCGTCTCTCCAACTCAAGCCACCTCCACGGTAGCATTGGCCGGCGCGGCAACAGCGACCTACCAGATTAACGTCGGAAGTGACATCAGCTTTGTTGACTTTGGCTGGGGCACTGGCACTTGGGGCGCGAGCACTTGGGGCACGCCCCGTCCTGCTTCTTCTGCTTTGACTCTGCTTGCCAGGGTCTGGCAGTTTGACAACTTTGGCCAGCTTCTCATCTTGCAAGCTGTTGATGGCGGCATCTACGAGTGGGACCCAGACTCGGGCCTCGGAACGCGGGCCACGGCCATCTCAGGCGCGCCCACCAAATCCAAGTACGCGTTGGTGTCTACACCAGACAGGCACCTGGTGTGCTTTGGCACGGAGTCGGTGCTGGGAGACCCCACAACGCAGGACCCGATGTTTGTGCGCTTTTCTGACCAAGAGGACATCAACGACTTCGTAGCCACTGCAACCAACACGGCCGGCGGGCAACGGCTGACCGATGGTAATGAGATTATCTCGGCACTGCGCTCGCGTGGTCAGATTTTGATTTGGACAGACACATCCATCCATGGTCAACAGTTCCTCGGTCCGCCCTACACCTTTGGCTTCCAACAGCTGGGGGCCAACTGCGGCATCATCGCGCCCCACGCATCGGCTGACGTCAACGGCGTGGCCTACTGGATGAGCAAGGACGCGTTCTTCGTGTTTGACGGTACGGTCAAGAAGCTCCCCTGCACTGTGCAGGACTACGTTTTTGAAGACTTGAACATTGCACAGGCGACTGCCGTGAACGCGGGCATTAACACCCAGTTTAACGAGGTGACGTGGTTCTATCCGTCACTGAGCAGTGACTATGTCAACCGGTTTGTAACGTACAACTACATGGAAAACGTCTGGTCAGTTGGCACAATGTCTCGCACGGCTTGGACCGACATCGGCACATTTGAGAAGCCCTTGGCCGCAGAGTATGACCCGACGGACACTGGAACCACCCTCACCACAATTTATGGCCTCACAGCGGGCCGCAGCAACTTGTACAACCAAGAGGACGGTGTGGACGCCAACGGTGTGGCAATTGACGCCTACATATATTCCGGCTATTTTGACCTTGGTGACGGGGATCAGATGCTGCTGATGCAGAAGTTCATTCCTGACTTTAAGGGTCAAGTAGGGGAGTTGATAGTGCGATTGCTTTTGCGGGCCTATCCACAGGCCTCCGCAGTAGCAAGCTCCTTGGACCCTTATACGATCACACCGACCACGCAGTTTGTCAGTACGCGCGCACGCGGGCGGCAGATTCAACTGCGCATTGAGAGCGATGAGCTGGGTGGGTGGTGGCGCTATGGCACGCTACGAGTGGATGTTCAACCCGACGGTATGCGATGAGCAAGATTACCAACGTCCGCCTGCCCAACGCGTCGCCAAAAGACTACGACCCGCAGCAGTTCAACCAACTTGTGCGCTCGCTTGAGCAGATTATTCTTCAGCTCAACACCACCTACACCCCTATTGTTACGGAGAACAAGGATCAGGCGCAAACCTGGTTCCTTGGAAAATAATGTCAAACGCATACAAACGCTTTCAAAAAACGCCGTCTGCAACCATACCGTTAATTGTGTTAACGGTTCCTGTTGCCACAGCCGCAATTGTCAAGTCTATTTGGATAGCAAACATAGGTGTAACTAGCACCAACATAACGGTTACCTTTGCTCCTGACGGGGCTGGAACACACTACCTCGTGCCTCTGGAATCGGTGGCTCCAAACAAGTATGTAGACCTCTTGGCCGGCTGGAACGCGGGCCCTTTGGTGCTTGAAGAATACGATGAGCTGTTTGTTACTTCTTCGCAGGATTATGTTTACGTGACTGTAAGTGCGCTTTTGGTGGACAGAAGTTGAGAATTTAATGGATAATATTGCCATTAACGCGTCCTTTCCCGGCGCGCGGCCCATGAGGCCTTCGTCAAAAATTGGAAAGGACTATCATGGCAAATGAAGGAATCATGGCCTTGCCTCAAGGCATGGGCATGCAGGGCGAACAAGCCCCGCAGCAGCAACCCACAGTCACCAGCGCGGACTCCTACGATGCCGCGATGACCGCGCTCGGTATGGTCAACCCGGGCGAGGATGCTGCTCTAAAAGAAGCCATCCGCCAAAATATCGGAGACCTTCAGCTCGCGCCTGCGCAGCTTGACATGCTTATCCAGGTTTTTGAATACATCAGTCAAAACCCCAGCGAATACAAGAGCCTGATCCAAGACTTGATTAAGGCAGATGCCCTTGATGAAGGGGACATGCCTGAAGAATATGATCCTGAATTTATTGGCGTAATGCTCGCGGTGCTGCAAGAGATGCGGCAGATGCAAAGCGCAGGCGCACAAGAAGCCATGAATATGGGCCCTGCTGTTGAAGGCATGCAGCCCATGGCCATGGCTTCTGGCGGCTTGGCAGATGTGGCGTCGTACTTGGCTGGCCAAGGCCGCAACGGCGATACCATGCTGGCGCACATCACGCCGCAAGAGGCACAACTGCTGCGCCGGCGCGGCGGCTCGGGCACGATTAATCCCGTTACAGGCCTGCCGGAATTCTTTCTTGATAAAATCTTTAAGGCGGCCAAGGGTGCCGTTAAGGGCGTTGTGAACGCCGTCAAGGGCGTTCTTAAAAGCCCTGTTGGGCGCATCTTGGCTACAGTTGCATTGGCCACGGTCCTCGGGCCAACCGCCATCGGCCTGTCCCTTGGGTCAGCAGGAACGGCAGCCCTTGCCTCTGGCGCTGTCACTCTTGCAGGCGGCGGATCAATGAAAGACGCTTTGGTATCCGGTGCTATGGGCTACATTGGCGGCGGCGGCACGATCATGGGCACAAGCCCCCTGTCGGCGGTTGGTGGTTACTTACCTGGCGCAGCCGGCAGTGCCTTGAATACAGGCTTGACAACCGGCTTAATCGGTGCAGGTATCGGCAAAATAGGCGGCATGAGCACGCAAGACGCTTTGAGAATGGGTCTGATTTCTGGCGCATCAGCAGCAGCGCTGCAGGGCTTGAACTCAAAAAGCGATGCCCAAATGCGAGACCCCAACTTCACCGGTGAGGGAACTCCTCCTAACCCCTCTAACGCCGTTGATGCTCCTGGCGCTGTTCCAACAGCGAAAGACTTGTTGGCCAGCAACAACCAGTACAGCGGCGGCTTAAAAATGCAGGGCCAGCCTGCCGGTTTTGACACTTCCGGTAACTTTAAAGGTGACTACAGCCTGACTGGTGGAACTCCTGCTCCAGTCCCTGGTATAGACGCTGCAACCGGCACGGGCACTAGCTTTGGTGGCTCCTCATCAGGTCTTAATGCTTCAGTGCCTCGCACAATAATGCCAAGTGGCTCTGCTAATTACAGTCTGTCAAGCGTGCCCCAAGGCGCGCAACCGGGTTTCATTGACAGCATGGTCACGGGTGCCAAAGACCTGTACAAGGAGTACCTCTCTCCCAGCCGACCTGGCGTAACAGCAGATGCGGGCATCTTGACCAAATACGGCCCCTTGGCATTGGCAGGGACTGCGGCTATGTCGCTTGCAGGTGGCACAAAAACCGAGCCTGCTCAACCAGGAATGTTTGACGATCGAGATTACTACGCCGAATCTAAAAGGCGGGCAGAGGAGCGTAACAAGTTTTTGCAAGAGGGCGGCTATGGGCTTAGTGTTTACAACAAGCCTACGACACCGGAAAACCCTGTTGTTCCCACGCCGTCGTACAGCACCATCCCTGTTGAGCCGCCCGGTAAGGTAATTCCTGCGGGTATCACCAACAGCCCTGCCGGCGTAGCACAGCCATATAACATGGCTGGCCTGTACGGTATTCCAATCATCTACGGTCCCGACGGTCTGCCGCGTCGTATGGCCAAGGGCGGTGACGCCAAGATGACCAACTTCCCTCGTAAGAATGGGCCAATCAACGGGCCCGGTACAGGGACTTCGGATGACATCCCCGCAATGCTGTCAGACGGCGAGTTTGTGTTTACGGCTAAAGCCGTGCGCAACGCCGGAGGCGGTAGTCGTCGCAAGGGCGCGGCTCGCATGTACAAAATGATGAAAATGCTCGAAGGTGGAGCCGTTAAGGGGAAATAAATGGCAGAAGAAACAATCACCACGCAGATAGTCCGGGAAGCCCCGGAGATTGAAGAGTACAAAAAGCGGCTGCTAAAACAGGCCGAGGACTTATCGTATAACGTCGGCCGAAAGACGCTTGCTGAACAGCTTCCCAGCTATCAAGTAGCCGGCTTCACCGCTGAACAAACAGCGGCAATGAAGGCTGCCAGGGATCAGGGTGTGGGCGCGTTTACGCCCTACATGACTGAGGCCAACAAGGCACTGGGAAGCGCGTACACCACGACTGGTGAGGCCGCTGACATCTTGCGCGGCGCGGACACCCGTAACCAGTTCACTGACGCTCAAAGGGCCATGGGCCAAGCAGGTGGGGCCACGGCCAACATCACCTCTGGCATTGGACAAATCAACCAAGGCTTGGGCTACCTTGACCAAGCCGCGCAGCGTGCAGCAGCATCTGACACCACCGGGCAGTTTGGCGCGGCGCGTCAAGACATAGGCTCGGGCCTCGGAGCGCTGGCCACGGGCCAGAACATGGCGGCATTGTCCAGCCAAGCGGACCTGCGTCCTGCAACGGCTGCAATTTCCCAAGGCATTGGTGGACTGACTCAAGCGCAACAGTTGGCGCTTGGCGCTGGCGGCGCTGACTTTAGCGGCGCTCAAAACCTGATCAGTCAAGGCCTTGGCCAAGGGCAGGACGCTGTCAGCATGGCTGCGCAAGCGGCTCGCCAGCCAGGGTTTGGACAGGCGCAAGGAACTATTCAAGCGGGCATTGGTGCTCTTGCCGGGGCTGCTCAAGGGTACGACCCCCGCTCTGCACAAGGTTTCATGGACCCCTATCGTCAGCAGGTCATTGACGAGACCATGCGTCAGATGGACCGCCAAGGCGCAATTGCTGGCCAAGGCTTGGCAGCGCAAGCGGTAAGGTCCGGCGCGTTTGGTGGTGAGCGCGAAGGTGTACAGCGCGCTGAAATGCAGCGCAATTTGATGGATCAAAAAGCGGGCACGATTGCCAACCTATTGTCGCAGGGTTACGGCCAGGCACAGGCACAGGCAATGGCTACGTTTGAGCAGCAGCAACAGCGTCAAGCACAAGCTGGCCAAGGTATTGGCCAGCTGGGTGGCCAGCAGGCTCAGATTGCCTCGCAGCAAGCGGGTCTGCAACAACAAGCAGCTCAGTTGGCAGCACAACAGGCAGGTCTTGGCGTGCAAGCAGGTACCCAAGTGGGCCAGCAAGCTACACAACAAGCTCAGTTGGGTCAGGCCGCAGCCGGCCTTTATGGCAACTTGGCTCAAAATCAAATTGGTGCTGGTCAGGGCTTGGGTCAATTGGGTGTGCAACAAGCACAGCTTGGTCAAGGCGCAGCCGGCCAGTACTTGCAAGCCGCACAGCAATACGGCAACTTGGCGTCTCAGGGTGGTGCGTTGGCTGGCCAAGAGGCTTCAATCAACCAGAACATCTCCAACTTGATGATGCAGCAAGCTCAGGCACGCAATCAGGCCGCGCAAACGGCAGCGGGCATTTACGGCCAACAAGCACAGCAGTTCCAAGGATTGGGCCAAGGGATTGGCGCATTGGCGGGTCAGCAGTTTGGAATTGGCCAACAGCAGGCTCAGGGTCTCGGTCAGCTTGCAGGGCAGTTGGGCCAGCTTGGCGTGCAGCAAGGTGCACTGGGTCAAACAGCTCAGGCATTGCAGCAAAGCGACATCAACTTCTTGTACAACACCGGTCAAGCTCAACAGGCGTTTAACCAACAAACAGAGGATGCGAAACGCGCCAACGAGTTGCAAAAAGTCTATGCACCGTATCAACAGGCTGGTTTCTTGTCCGACATTTACAAGGGCGCACCGTCTTCGCAGATGTCGACATCTGTGGCAAGCCAGCCGTCGGCAAGCCCGTTCCAACAAGCTGTCGGCATTGGTTTGGGAGCAATCTCAACTGCTGCCGGCGCGAAAAAAGCTGGTCTTTTCTAAGAGGTCAATATGAACAAAAAGATGATGAGCGAAGACGACGACATCGAAAACATGGGAATCATGCAAGGGTTCATGGACTCCATGGCTGATGAAGGCGACGACGAGGGTGATGAAGACCCTGAAATGATGATGGAGCGTCGCCCTAACTCTCCTGAAATCCTGATGAACAACCTGCGGGGCGACATGCGCTCTGTTGATGCTCGTCGGGATGAGTTGGCTGACCTCGTTGGCTACCAAGCCGCTACTGAGACCCCTGAGCAAGTGCTTGCAATGCTGCAGCCT